TTCTTTTTTCTCTTGTAAAACTCCTCCTACAAGTCTTTCAAAAAAGAGTCTACCTCCGCCTAAATATCTTTGATTAGTTTGTAGAGCCATCTCTGCCCCCTTTCTGTTTAGTTTTGTAAGGCTTTCCGTTCAATCTAAAAATCTTTACATTTTTAAGTTTGCTGTATGCTTCATAAATTCTTTCATCATTTGTATACACTTCAGTTGCATTTATTTCAGGCTTTTCAAAAAATTGAGGGTTTTTATAAAGCCCGTTTAGCCCCTCAATTAGTTTATTGCTATAAATTATTCTCATCATTTAACCTTCTATGCTAAGTTTTTAATAGCTACACCTGCTGTTGCCCTAATGTCACTAGCGCTCATAGTCCAGTTAGCCGATGCGCCTAATGTAGCATCATCAGGATTAATTCCTGCAGCAGTGTTATATGCATAACCTTTTACGCTAATTGTAATAGCTCCTTCTACTTGCACTCTTGCAATTAAGTTTTCTTTACCTGTTACAATATCTGTAACCATTTCTCTTTCTTCACTTTCTCTAATAACTACTGCTCCAGGTGTAAGACCAAGACTCCATACTAAAGGATTCCCATTAGCGTCAGCTCCTGCGTCAAGTGAAGGTGAATCAGTTACGTAAACTTTTCTATTCATTGTTGCAGGTGTTGCGTCGTAAAGCACTCCGCTTGCTACATCTTGCACTCCACTTGTTAGCCCATTTTCCATAAGTCCGAAAAACCCACTAGAATTCATTACCCAAGCTTTTATGTCGTTAAATCTATCACCAAAAATTTTAAGTGCTCTTAGTAAATCCTTATATTCAAGTGTATGGTCGCTTCCATCCACTGCTGCATTACCTGCTTGGATTGCCGCTACTGCTGCTAAGATACCTTTATTAAGCATAAAAGCAGTAATAGCTTCACCTACATTTTGACCTATCTTAACTGATACACTATCAGGATTTGCCCCATATCTTTTGATATCTGTTAACTTATATTCAACTACTTTTTTGTAATATAGTTTTACTGAGATATGTTCGCCTGTGCTCAATGTCTCAGCTATTGCGTCAGCTGTGCTTTCAGGGTCTCTTCTTTGCACTCCGCCTAAACTTCTAAAAAAGATTTCTTCTAAGAAGTCCCCTTTGTGATAGTCGGTTACAGGTGTAATTGCTCCTCCTGTTCCCTGTGCAAATGCTTTTGTGTTTTGCATAATTTGTTCTGTTGCTAAAGTCTGCACGATTTCAGGCACGATTTTAATTGCCATTTTAACTCCTTTTTATAATTTAGTTTTTAATTTTAATCAGGCAGGTTTAAATATGCTTCCTGCCCGTGTTCTTTAATGAATTGAGCTTTTTGCTCGTCTGTCAAAGCACTTTTTCTAAGCGTTGCTCCTCCCGACTGCCTACCTGATTGAGTTCCGCTACCTTGTTTGCCTGTAGCTTTTAACAAGTGCGGTTTACTTTCAAAAAATTCCTTTAAGCCCTCTTCTAAATCTTTATCGCCTAAAAGAATTTTACCATCCTCGCTTAATTTAGCTTTTGCTTTTAAAACCTCTGCAACTACCTCTTTATCAATAACCTCATAATTCTCAAGCGCTTTGTATAAAGCATTATCAATTTGAAGTCTTTGCAAGTTTTGCTGTAAACTTTGCAACTGCTGTTCTTTCTCAGCTAGTTTAGCTTCATATTCTTTTACTTTCTCAGCATTACCCTCTTTTTTAGCTTTTTCAAGCTCTTCTAACAACTTAGCTTTCTCAGCTTCTAAAGCTTGTTTAGTTGTGTCAAGCTCGCTCTTAAGCTTAGCAACTTCGTCTTTTAATTCTTTTGTTTTAACCTCAACTACTTTTTCAATTTCAGCTTCAACCTTTTTAGCTTCATCTTCGCTAAGCTTCCCTGCTTTCACTAACTCTTCTAAAATTTTTAGCATTCAAATCCTCCTTTACTCAAACTCGTGATTAAATTATATACAAAAAATTTTTACAATACTTTATTTTTTATATTATCCTCAATTTCAGCGAAAATCTGCGCTGCAGTCTCAGGGTCAAGGCTTCCTAAATCATTTGCAATAATTTTTTGCATTTTTAATTTTTCGTAAGTAGGAATGTCATAGCCTAACTCTCTAATACCCTCTAAAACGCTTAGCTCTTTTGTAATATCAGTAATGTCAAACTCTTTGTTATACACAATATCATAGTCGTAAGGAATACCTAACCAATCACATGCAATCTCAAATATACGCCTCTCTGCGTCCTCAAGCCTTGAAGCAAATTTAGATAACGAGCTGTTAAGCCCTTGAAACTTCATTTGTAAACTAATTCCGCTTTCTCTAGCTTCATTTGTATTAATGTTATACATTATTCTGTCAATAGTTTTTTCAATTTCTTTAATTTTATTCATATAAGTAGTTGCAGGGTCGGCTGAGGGTGCTATAAAATCAGGTCTATCAAGCCCCTGTCCGTAAAACAAAGCGTTATCAGTCCCTATATTAATCTCAGCTTCACTATCAGGTGCGATATCAGTTTGAATTGTTAAGATACTAAATGTTTGACCTCTTAAAAGCTCATCAAGTTCGCTATTTAGATTATAATGCCTCTTAGCTAACTGAGCTACTTGAGTGAATTCGCCTGTATCTAAAAAATCACCTGTTTCGCTTATTAAAACAATAGGGCATTTTTGCAAAGCGTGTTCGCCTTGTTTAATTACATTATCTGCTAAGTCAGTTACTTTCCAGCCAATCTTGTCAAAATATCTAACTACTTGTATTTCTTGTGTCAAATCGTCAGGGTCTGTCATTGTGTCGTAAAAGCTTATAAACTCAAATTTACCGAATTTGTCAAGCTTAAAATCAACTACGTTTTCAGGAGGTATAAACTTTAAGTAAGGAATTTCCCTGTTATTTAACTGCTCTTCTAATGTAGTTGATGTAAGTGTCTCAGGCATATCAACTAAAACTAAGCCTACCCCTCTAATTTTAACTTCTAAAGCAGTGTTAGACATAAAAACGTCTAAGCTGTTACTTGCATTGTCGCAGTCGTCTATAAATGTAGTTAAAAGTTTGTTGTTTACTACACGTGTAGGAGGATTTTTAAAAATATAACCTACATAGCGATTTAGGTTAGGTGCAACTAAATTTGTATAATAAGCGACTTTTTGCCTATTTTCATATTTATCATCACTCTCTCTTGTGTATTTATCTAAATAAGCTCCGTTTGCAAAACCTCCTATTCCTTTATATGCTTCATACGCTAAAAGCCACATTTTTTGATATTCAGCAAGACTTTTTAATTTAAACATATCTTAACTCCTTAAAAATTTTTGTTTGTATTTTTCTAATGCACGATACAAAAAAGGGTCGCCTTTATAACCAGGATGGTGTACTTCTTTTGCAAATATAAATTTCCCGTCTTTTACAAATCTCAGCACTTTAGCACGTTTTGGCTTAATTAAATGCGGACGTGTCCCAAAATGCACGAATTCAGCATAGTTTACCTTTTTACCTCTCCAATCAACTAACATTCCTCTATCATCTATACCCACCTCGCCGTATAGCTGTTTTAGATTAACTTTAAAATACAAATTATGCTCCATCAAGCCCGTTCTGCTATGCTTCGAAGCTCCTATCTTTGCAAGTCTATAAACTCCCTCAGTAATTCGAATTAGTAAATCTTCAAAAATAGCCCTGACCGCGTTTTTTGTGTAACGTTCAAGCTGTGCAGGGTCGTTTATATCTATTTTTATTCTCACATTAAACCTTTTAGAGTGAATTGAAGGAGTGTAGCTTTGAAATTCTCGACCTCATCTCTATCGTATACGCTTGATTTTAAAAGCATTAAAGCGTTTGAAACTAAACTATTATCAAGCAATTCAACTACTTTTTGCTCTAAATTATGATGTAAAGCATATGTCTGCTCTAAATCTTTTAAAGCTAAAGTTCCTATTAAAATATGCACGTCTAAACACAAGTCGTTGTCTTTATCAAAATAAAGCTCATCAGGCACAATACGTAGAAAAGGCGCGTCATTTGCACTAATTCCTGCCTCTACACCTATTTTAATAGTTTTAAAATCGCTTAAATTATCGCTAATAAGCTGTTTTAATTCACTTAGCACGTCATAAACGTTTATCATTGCTTAGCTCCTTGCTACTTTAACTGAGCCAAACCCGACAGGCTGAGCTGACTTGATGAGTTTTAGAATTTCTTGTAATTTATTTTTATAAACTTCAAGCTTTTTATCCATTCCCTCAGCTTCGATATTAAGCCTTGCAATTTCTACATAAACTTTGCTTGTTACGTAATCCTGCAGTAGATAAGGGTCAGTAATGTTAAATCTCACTGCTTCTTCATATGCTTTGTCTTCTAATTCCTGTAACTCTTCTTCAGTAACTTTGCTAATTAAAAAAGTATCTTTATAAGTAAATCTCATCTTAGCCCTTTAATTTGTTTAATAAATTATACATACTTTTATCGTTAGTTACTTGTAAAAATTTTGATACTGCTAAATCTTTTAACTTAGCTAAGTCTTCAAACGAATAAAGCTTATATCTCATAATTGCTTTTTTATACTGCATCTCGTCATAAGTTAGCTTAGCTATTGTAGTGTCTATAGCGTCAGTGAATTTAATAATTTTGTAAGAAGGTCTGTTAAGATTAAAAATAGTCTCAGCGTCTAAACCTTGTTTCCATAAAGCTACGTTTTTCCACGTGCCTAAAATTTCGTGTTTCACTTTGTCAGGCAGTTTAGATAGAAATTCTCTCTCAGCCTCTTTAAAGCTTCTAGGCTCATATTTTCTAACACGATAAACAGGCACATACTTGCACCTGCAAAACGGGTGTAAAGGCAAAGCTCTTGCTTCATTTTTCGGGTATATACCTCTGCCGTATCCTAAATCTAAATTTGCGTAAAAATCGCAGATATCGCGTTTTTTATGTAGCGAGCTTAACTCAAACTTAACAAACTGCACCTCATCATTAGCTAAAAAATCTCTAAACTGAGCAAAATTGACAGCTCTAAATGTTTCGGTCTCTGCGATTCTTAAAGCGTAAAAGCGTGTCTTTTCAGTCAGTGCAGTGTGTATAGCCTGTTTAAAAGCTTTGTCAGTCTCTTTTTCGAGTAAATCTATAAGTTTTTTATACGAAGCTTTTAAAGGTGCAGTCTTAATCTGTTCTATTAACCTTTTAACTCTTTTACCTGCTTCGCCTTTCTTAATAGCGTCTTGCAAATACTGAGGAAGCTTATTAATTAAAGGCAATACATCATCAGGGTTATTATAGCCTTTAAAAAGTGCTTCTCTAATTTCTCTTATTGTAGCTTTTGCGGCTATCTTTTCATTAAGCAGTTTAAGCACTTTAGCTTGCAACTCAACTGCATTACGCCACAAGCGCTTTGATAGTTCAACTTGCGTTAATAAGTAAGGCACGTTTTCAGGATGTATAAATGAGCCTCTTAAAAGCTCATAGATAGGCACACCTATTACTAATGCGACTGCTTCATTGTATTTGTCTATCTCTTCTCTTAAAATATCTTTAAAGTCTTTATTTTCTTTTCTTAAGCGTTTATATAACATTTCGACAAACTCATCTCTTAGCTCCTCAATTACTTCCTCTTCATACTTTTTAAGCTCTAAAGCATCTAAATCGCTAGGGTTAATACCTAAAGCTAACAAAAGCTTGTCTAATCCTGCTTCGCTTGTTTTGCTGTTGTCACTAAGCGTAACTGCTTCGCCTTTTAACTTAGCCTTAGCAGTGAATTTAAGCAAAGCAAAATAAGTCTTTAAAACTAAATCTAACAATTTTTTCTTTTTCATTATAGTCCTTTTAATGATTTTGAAACAGGTCTTAACTTCTTGTCAATATAAGGCGTTAAAGCATAGCGCATAGCATCCATTCCGTCATCATTGAATTTAACGGGTTCATCTAACAAGTTGCCTTGCTTGTCTTGTTTCCACCTATACGCTTTTATCTCTCTCAATAAATTCTGACTATCGCCTGTGATGTGAATGTTGAATGATTTAACTACATTTATACCCTCAAATACGTTTTTATTCGCTTTGCTGACTCTAAAGCCTTGCATTTTCCACTCTTTTATCAGGTCAGGTCTAGCTGAATCCGCGTACATTTGCAGATTTGCGTATTGAGGGTATCTTTGTCTAAACATTTGAATTATAGTTTTGTTATCTTTTTCAAACTCGTAAATAAGTTCTTTAGCGTATAGATTATTTTTCTCAATTACAACTAAAACTATTGCATAAGCGTGATTGTAACCAAAGTCAATACCAATAAAAACATCTTCATAATAAGCAGGTAAAGCAGGCACAATCTTATAGTCAGGGTAAATAAGTCCTCTTGCACTACCCCATTCGCCTAAAGCGTAAATTTTATAGTATTCAGGGTTTTGTTTTTTAAGCCTCTCCATAACCTGCTTATAAGCAGGGTCAATAAAAGGGTTTTGCAGGTATGTAGTTTTAAGTATAAAAGTATCCTCAACCTGCTTAGCGAAAAAGCGGTCATATACCCAATTATTTATGCTTGTAGGGTTAAAGGTCAGCACGATTTGCTTGTAATGCTTAGTCTCGCCTCTCAATCTAAGGTCGAGCTGGTCAAAGTCGCTTTTTAACCCGTCTGGCGTCTCAACTTCCGTAAGCTCCGTAGCCTCCTCAATCCATATGCCCGTTATACCATCTATTGATTTTATCTTCTCGGGGTCATCTAAGCCTTTGCAGATGATTTTGTTATTATTAAGTAAAAATGTAAATTCCATATTTGTTTCGTTTATCTTGAATAGCTTAGTGAATCCCTCTTTTTCAATTACGCTTTTTAACAAACTAAACACAGAATATCTAAGCGTAGCGGCTACTTTTCTAACTGCTAAAAATTTATGCCCTGCTTCGCTTGTAGTTCTCATAATAAGCTTCTGCGCTGTAGCATATGATTTACCGCTTCCTGCTCCTCCGTAAAGGATAGCGTAACGATTCTTAGCATTAAAAAAAGGCTTATAAACCTTAGCTACTTGCATTATTTTCACCTTTACACACATCTACAAACTCAACTTTTAGTGTCCTAACTTCCTCCAACTGCTCTATCTCTTCATTTAACACTTTATTAAGCTTCTCAATAGCTTCACTCGCAGCTTTTAAATCTTTTAAATCTATTGTCCTGCTAAGCACTTGCGGAGGGTTCTTACCTCCTCCTGCTACAACCTCTTCAACTCTGCCTGACTTAACTATTCTAAATATTTCCTCACCTGCCTTAACTGCTAAGCCTCTTATAAACATCTTAGAGTCATTAAGCAGTTTAGCTCTCTCAAGTATCTCATCAACCTCATCTTGCTGTGATTTTATCTCTGCTTGTATAATCTCATCTACTTCATCAGGTGTCAAACCTGTTTGGTTTACTATTTCGCTAAGTGATAAGCCTTGTCTATATAATGTTATAACTTTCAAGTAATTTGTTTTCATTCAATTCCTTTTTATTGATTATAACTAAAAGTCACTGCTTCGACTTGTTTTACATATTAAGTGATTTTAATCATAAATAAACGTGTGACAAAAATTTGACAAATGTAAAATTTTTGTAAGATTTTTGATGAAATTTGTATTTTCGCTTAAGAATTCTTTAAGGTTTCTGTAAAGGTCACTTGAATGGGTATTCATTTTTCAGCTATTTTGTGATAAAAAGTGACGTTTTGAGCTAAAAAAGTGACTTTTGAGTGACTTTTGAGTGACTTTTAGTTTAAATTAAGTTTTTAAGAATTCTTTAAGCTGAATTTAAGAATTCTTTAAGCTAAACGCCTAAAACTACCTAAATTACTTTATTTTAAAAACTTAATTTATACTTAATTTATACTTAAATTCTTATTAAATAAAAAATGAGGTGTGATAGTTGTAATAAAATAGGTTATAAAAAGTGACGAAAGTGACTTTTTTTTCTATTGAGGTAGCAAAATAGAGAGGTGAAAAAATTTAGAATAGAAAAACGTGCAAAACGTCACTTTTGTCACTTAAAACGCTCAAACCACCCGAAACTTCGGGCTTTTAAGCAAGTGACGTTTTAAGTGACTTTTTTAAAACGTCACTTTTTTTAAGTTAATAACAAATAGTTATCATAAATAGCTTGAAAATAAAATTTAAAAAGTCACTCAAAAGTCACTTTTGCATATTTTACTTGACATTAATAACAAAATATGTTATACTTCTATTAACAAGCCAAGACGGCTTGTGATGGTTGAAAGTTTGTTGTTAAAAGTAGATTTTATTAAGCACTTACAAATGATAAAAATGCTTAATAAAATCTACAAATAAGGAGTTGAAAATGAATAAAAAGGAAGCACTATCTACAGCACTCTCTGCGCTGCACGTTTTAGCAGCGCAAGAGTGTAGCGATAAATTAACTCCTACGCTCAAAAAGAAATGCAAGGAGCGTAGGAATAGGTATAGAAAAGCGCTTGAAGTTTTAAAAGAGCTCAAGAATGAGCTCTAAGAGCTTCTCTATTAAACAAACTCACTTGCTTAGCTATGTAGATACTTGAAAGATGAGTTTGTTTAATAGAGAGGCTATTATAGCCAAATAAACCCGTTAAGGAGATTGAGATGAAAAAGATAACAGACTTAAACCAAATCAAAGCCCTCTATAAAGAGGGTAAAATTTCAAAAGCCTCTTACTATAGAGGCATCAAAAGAGGCTGGGTGTGTGTAGATTACCACAAACCGCACACTCAGCCTAAAAAACTTAGCTCAGCTGAGCTTGATAGAATGTATCGCTACGTCTTTAAAGTCGTAGCGATATTGTTTAATATCTATAAAAAGGACAGCTCAGCTGAGCCAATATTACAGGATATAATAGATGATGTATATCTCTATATCCTTGAGAGAGGTTATACTCTCGAGGATTTGAGAAAAATCAAAATTGAATATATTATAAAGTCTCTGTATTTACAGAGACCTTTTTGGGCGAAGTATTTATTTGTCCCTGTCTCTAAGTACCACAGAAGCTCAGAAGATAGGGAGATGTTAAAAGATTTTAATGAAATTCCTTAAAATTTTTCACAAATCTCTTGACATTTGTTGAGAGATTTGTTATAATTTTAATATGAGTTGAGGTTGAAAGACCTCAACGAGATGATTGAAAATGATTTGTTAAAATTTAGTTTAGCTCAGTAGCTTAGCGTTTAAATTGCTGAGCTAAACTAAATAAAAAGGAGTTGAGTATGAAAGAATTAATGATAAAAATCAAAAATAAAGAATTAGATGAAAATTTGTTAGAAGAGTTAAACGACTCAGGCTTAATAATTAAGTCTGAATGTTTCGGAGACAACTCTGACACAGCTATGTGTGTCAGAGTTGTCGAAATAGACGGAGACACTTATTACATAGCTGACGGCTTCGAATGGGTCGATGCGTCAAATGACCCATTCGAAGTAGTTGAATGGGGAAGAATTGATGGATTAAGTGAAGTGCAAGTGGAGGAATTAAAAGAGTTTTTGGGAATTTAACTCCACTTGCTTAATAGGTTAAATTATTAAAAAACTAAAGGAGTTGAGAATGAGAAAGTATATTTTTTACAAAGGGGATTACCCATACGTTGAATTTGACAGCGGTTGCAACTTTCATAGAAATCCAATTTTATGGGTTTCTAAATCCCTCATCGAAAAAGACGATGAGGGTAGAGAGTTTGTTGAGGTTACAGGGAATAACAGAAGAATAGTTAAAACTAATAAGGGGAACTTTGTTCTCAAACAAGGGAGTGAAGAGGACAAAGTTTTTTATATTGAAACTACCTGCGGGTATAGAGGTAGTGCAAGTTATGAAATTAAAGAGGGAGAAGGGATAGTTGAACTCCCTCTTTTAAAATGCCACTCACCACGTGGGAATTTAGGGGAGAAGAAAGAGGCGCTAATATACACACGCTCTCCGTATATCATATACAAAGAAACTAGGACAGGCAGGCTCTACGGGGATGAGCCTGTCCGCTTCTGGAAAGTCTTTACAAACGAGCAAGGCGAGGAGGTGAGAGAGCAAATCCCTCCTTGCCTTGAAGACAATGAACTCTGTAGCCTGCTTGACGACTAAAAGTCGGGCAGGTGTTGTGTGAATTTTAACATCAATTAAATATTAAAGGAGGAAAAATGAGAAAAATAAAACATATAGTAAAAGTAGAAGTACTACTTAAAAGTAGAGACAAAATAGCTAATGTAATTATTAAAACTTCACCTGAAGCAGTTAAAGACCCTAACTGGAAAGACGTAGAAGCAAGGGTTATTGAGGAAATTGAAGATAAGCTCAAAAGCACAGGAAGAAAAGATTTTAAAATTATAGCAAGAGTCGAATTAGATGAAGATAAAAAAGAAGATGAAAAAGACAATGAGATTGATGATAAAGCTTTAGAGCGTATTTTAGATGAAATGAGACTTCTCTTAATCGACGATGAAAAGATGAAAGAAGCCTTTAAAGGCTTCACACCTGCAGGACTTAAAAAAGCTGAGAAGATATTTTCTCAGCTAGAGCAAGTATCATATAATTTATTATTCAAAAAAGCAGAGTGTTTTGAAAATTACAGGGACAGGGTGAATTGGGTCATCCGTGTCCCTGTTTTAATGGAGATTAACAAAGCTGGGTTAGATGTTATTAAAGGAAGTGCAGGAGCAGTAATGTTTTTAAAGTCGCTTGGAGAATTATTTGATGTAGATATAAGTGACCCTAAAAAGCTTCTAAGAGCTGTTTTAGAAGCTGATACTAAAATGGTTTTAGAGGTGTCATCGGCTATTCTCACTACACTCCTTGAATTAAAGGAGTATAGAAAATGAAAAAAATTAAAATTCTCAAAAACGCTACCCTCGAAAGAGGGGGGCGCTATACTATAAAAGATGAGACGGGTAAAACACTCGTATCATCAAAACCACTTAGAGTTGTGCTAACTAAGCTACCTCATTTAAGTGATGATGAGGTAGCTCGTGTTATTCAATTAAATGTAGGCGAAGAAATAGAATTAAATACAATAATTTAAAGGAGGTTAAAATGAAATTAAAAGAATTGTGTAAAAAAAAGAGAATTTAAACTCGATACCTGTGAATTTTTTGCAGAGAAACTCTGCTTAGTAAACGAAAAAGATTTGAATAGAATAATTGAAGAAGCTGACAAAGCTATTGAAAACTTCCTTGAATTAAAACAAACTTTCAAAAAGCTTGAATGTAATTTACCGGATGATTGCGGTTTGATAGATTATAGTATTTGGATGGAGACAGGTGTGTATGCTTATGATGCAATCATTGAGTTTTTAGTGTCTCCTCATTATAAATGTTACGTACACCTTGACGTTAGATTGTCGCAATCTTTAGAAACATTGAAAAGAAGAAGTGAAGCAGGGATAAAGAAATTCAAACCTTTATATAACTTAGCGCAATATTTTGGGATTGAAAAAGATAAGGACTCAAAGCTTTTAGGCTCATATGAGGACTTAGTTTATACAATTAACCGACTTGTTGAATTTTTAAGATATGCAAAAGAAGACGCTAAGAAAAATCTTGAACTCATAAACAAAGAAGTATGCTAAGAGTTTAAATACTCTTAGCATACTTTATACTTAATTAAAAGTGTCAGACAATTTATTTTAAGTGTAAAATAAAAGTAACAAACAATAAAAAAAAATCATAAAAAGGAGTTAAAAATGGCATTAATTAAAAAAGTAGAAGAAGTAACAGGGTCACCTTTTAAAAATTTTAAATTTGAAAATGTGGGTGATGCATTAACATTTTTATTTGCTGAGGTTGCAGACG